ATGCAGAAAGCAGAGCTCCACGCGAAGACGCTGTCTGAGCCTGCCTGGTCCCAACAGGAGGGGCATTGGGCAAAGGCTGTGGCAAATGGCATCGTGGATGGTACCAGCCCGGAGCGCCCGATGAAACGGGATGAGGTGATTGCAGTGCTGGGACGAAAAGGATTACTGTAAATTATGTTTGCTCAGAGGTAAATGGAAAACCCCTCTGGGATATATCCAGAGGGGTTATTTTAAGACGTCAGTTGAAAGTATTTCGTTTATATCATGGTTAAAATCTTTGTAAGATGCAATACAGTCCGAAAGATAATCTAATCCTGTTTCTGTAATTGATAAGTATACGCGGATTCTGTTATCTTCACTCACTTCTTTAGACGCAACACGGACAAAACCTAATTTTTGAAGTTTATTAGATAAAGCGTATAGAGTACAAAAAGAAATTTTTCCGTCACTCATTTTTGAAATAGATGACATAATTTCATAAATGTACATAGGTTTCTGACGCAACAGAAAAAGAACCAACATACTTGTTGTCGCTTTTTTTAGTGACTCGTGGAGAGAAGCAGGTGTTCCTTTGATTTTTGCTTGTATAATGATCATCCCCTTTATACAAAGAATAATTCATATTTGTAAATATGTCAACTGTTAGTCCTATTTAACCAGAAAATGGAGGAGTTTGGTTTATGAAGATTCCAGAAGGAACAGTAAACGAATTAGAAGAGTGTAAAGCATTATGTTTAATCCTCTTTGATTTACTGGCACAGAAACAAAATTCAAGCCCAGGACACATTGAAACAAGACGAGCATTGAAAGAGATTCCGCTTGTATCTGAATTTGATGCAGTTTTAGCGCGATGCACACTGAATGATGAGGACAAAGCTATTTTGAGGATGCATTATGTTCAGAGAAAAGATTTTCGATATATCGGTGATTCTCTTGGGTTTTCCGAACGTACAATTAAAGAGAGGCACAGGGAATCACTTCGGAAAATTTCCCATGTACTTTGACCACCCTTTTGGGTGGTCTTTTTTTGTGCTTTTCCTGTATTTAGGATGAACATTTTATCGAAAGAATTGCAATAGAATAAAAATTAAAGGAGGATGCAGTGAATAGTGGAATAACCACTGGCCAATAGGCGCGAACTGTATCCTTTTTTATTTAGGTGGTTTTATGTTTGTTTATTACAACCCGAATCCAGAAAAGAAAAACGTCGGGGATTGCACAATAAGGGCTTTGTCAAAAGCGTTAGGACAGAGCTGGGAAAAAACATATATCGGAATTGTGCTACAAGGGTATCAAATGGGAGATATGCCATCGGCAAATCATGTTTGGGGGGCATACCTCAGAAAACATGGATACCGAAGAAATCTGGCAGAAGAAGATACAACGGTAAATTCCTTTGCAGACAGGAATCCCGAAGGGACCTACATTCTTGCCCTATCTGGACATGTCGTTTGCGTGCAGGACGGCACCATTTACGATACTTGGGATAGTGGAAATGAAATCGTTTTATATTTTTGGGAGAAAGGATAACAAAAATGGCTTATCAATATTATCCAAGCTATCAGTCTCCATATTATCCGCCACCTGCGCCGGATCATCTTGCGCAGCTTCGTGGACAACAGCCGTTCCAAGCTCCTATGCAGGGACAACCTGTTCCGCCACAGGGAAACACAGCTGGAAATGGAATTATCTGGGTGCAAGGGGAAGAAGGGGCAAAAGGGTATTTAGTTGCACCAGGAGAAAGCCGTTTGCTGATGGACAGTGAAAACTCCACGTTTTATATCAAATCAACTGATGCGTCAGGGATGCCCCTGCCTCTTCGAGTATTTGATTATACCGAACGTACGGGGGCAAAGAAAGCCTCACAATCCGTGCAGGAATCGTCTGTTCAGTTTGCCACCAAAGAGGAATTAGCCGCTCTGGCTGCCCGCTTGGACGCTCTGACAGCGCAGAAACAACCTGCAAAAGAGCAGGGAGCTAAGGAGGACGAGAGTAATGCCTAATCCGATTTTTCAAGTTCTTGGTGGAGGGAATAGCCAATCCAATATGATGCAGCAGTTTCAGCAGTTCATGAATCAAATGAAAGGCAAGGACCCAAACGCTATGATCAACGAATTGGTGTCCAGTGGCAAACTCACCCAATCCCAACTGGATGCAGCCCAGAAACAGGCTCAGCAAATGCGAGGGATGTTCGAGGGGATGCGGGGGATGTTTGGGAAATAAATATAATCAAAATCCCGGCCGGGTTTTGAAAATAAATTTACAAAGGAGAAAAAACAATGAGTCTTTCTTCGGACAATACTGTGATGACCATGCCAGTAACTCCCGCCTATCAGGGCGGCGGTTATGGTAATTCCATGTGGGGTGGAGATTGGGCCTCCTGGATTATCCTGTTTCTGATCTTCGGCATGTTTGGCTGGGGGAACGGTTTCGGTGGCGGTTTTGGCGGTAACGGTGGTACCAATGGCCCTGGCTTTCAGGGCTGGGCTACTCGCGCCGACATCAACGAAGGCTTTGCTCTGAATGGTTTACAGAATGGACAGAATTCCATTCGTGATGCAGTGAGTAACGGATTCCATGGCGTTGATAATGCCGTTTGTACTCTTGGTTATCAGACGCAGCAGGGCTTCAATGCTTTGGGGGCACAGATGGCTCAGTGTTGCTGCGATACCCAGCGCGCTATTGATGGTGTGAATTATAACATGGCCACCCAGGCATGCGATACTCGAAACACTATCCAGAACAGCACCAGGGATATCATTGACAATGCCAATGCGAACAGCCGAGCCATTCTTGACTTCTTGACCCAGGACAAGATTACAACGCTGCAAGCCGAGAACCAGTCTCTGAAACTGGCTGCCTCTCAGGCTAATCAGAACAGCTATTTGACAGCGACTCTGGATGCGCAGACCAATGAGCTGATCCGACGCATCAACCCCATGCCCGTTCCGGCCTATCAGGTCCCGAATCCTTATGCCGGTTGTGGGTGTAATCCCTGTGGCTGCGGCTGCTAAAACCTAATATATCAACTTTCCGGCATGACCGGAATGTTCGGCCCCGTGCCGATTTTGGAACAAGCGCGGCGGGGCAATAGCCTCGCCGCTATCTTTTTTTGAAAGGAATGATTTTATGGCTGAATTTACAAACGCCAATACCGTGAGCGTAGCAGCAGGCCAGAACGTGCCTCTGACGGAAACGGCAGTAGCGGGTAAGGGCTGTGTCGTACACAGAGAGGGCGCCGGTATTGTTACGCTGCGCGGCATTACAAACCAGTGCAAAGCCCGTTTCAAAGTGGGATTTGGTGCAAACATTGCTATCCCTACCGGCGGCACAGTGGGAGCTATTACGGCTGCGCTTGCCATCAACGGTGAACCGCTGAACAGTGCGACTGCAATCGTGACACCGGCAGCAGTAGAAAACTATTTTAATATTTACGTCACGGCTTTTGTCGAAGTTCCGCGCGGCTGCTGCCTGACCGTTGCCGCCGAAAATACAAGCACACAAACCGTTTTGTTTGCAAACGCAAACTTTGTGGTCGAGAGAGTGAGCTGAAAGGAGTAAACCATGAGTAAAAGAGTTTTGTATGACTTGAAAGACATGCTGTGCGCAGAACTGGACGAAATCGGAAAGAAGGGTGAAATGTCTGCCGGTGACTTGGAAACTGTTCACAAGCTGACTGACACTATCAAAAACATCGACAAAATTGTCATGCTGGAAGATGACGGTTACAGCCGCGATGAAGATTACAGCCGCGATGGTGATTGGAGCGCCAACATGCGCGGCAATTATGGACGCGGCAGCAGCTATGCGCGGCGCGGTTCGCATTATGTGCGCGGGCACTACAGCATGGACGATGGGCGCGATTCTCTGATTTCCCGCATGGAAGATATTATGCGCGGGGCTGACAGCAAAGACAGGGAAGTCATCCAGCGCTGCATTGACACGATGCGAAACGGTTAAAGTGAGGTGTAAGGGCTATGGTTGACGTGCGAGAGATTGACGGCGCTATAGCCGAAATCGAAAACAGCGAACTCACCATGACCAGAGTTAAAAATTTGGCTGCGCTTTATGTTGTGAAAAATCAGCGTCTTGCAGATGCGTCCCATTCTCCGCAGAAAGCAGAACTGCGAGAGCCTGTGCGCTACTACGAAGCGGCAGAGCCGTCTACAAGGGGTGCTATTGGCAGCAGTGACTTTTTACGGGCTGTGTCAAATGTAAACCTTACGGATGCGATGAGCGTGCTGGATGAGCTTATGTCGGCTTTATATGTGGCGAACCCTAAAGTTTATAATGGCGTAATGCGGAAATTGGAGCGTTTACAGGATGAGTGAATTTTTGGAGATTGTAAAAAAGGCCGATACCGGGCGAGTGTGGCGTGTGCTGGATGAGTTTATGGATGCGCTGAAAGAAGCACAACCGGAAACGTACAAAGATTTGGTACACAACTTGATCAGGAAATAAGCGAAGTGTGTACTAAAGTGTGTACTTCGTAAACAAAATAGCGTAGATTCTAACGAATCTACGCTATTTTTTATGGAGCGGCTGATGGGAGTCGAACCCACGTCCTCAGCTTGGAAGGCTGATGTACTAGCCGTTGTACGACAGCCGCGTAACAACAGTATCTATTATACCCATCTGCGGGGGTGTTTGTCAAGCCCACCGGGCCGTGTTTTCCTGCCTCTGTTACCCTTTTGCCATTTTATTTTACATTTTGCACCCTTGACAATCCTACGCCAAAGCACCATAATAAATACTGAATCTGTATAAACGAAATTTTGAGAGGAAAGAGGTGCGGCACCATGCGCGTGATTGCCGGAACAGCTCGCGGCAAAAATCTGCAGGCCCTGCCGGGCGAGGACATTACCCGCCCGACCATCAACCGTGTGAAGGAGGCCATGTTCTCCAGCGTGCAGTTCCTGGTGCCGGGGGCACGGGTGCTGGACCTGTTCGCAGGCAGCGGTCAGCTGGGCATCGAGGCTCTGTCCCGCGGTGCCAAAAGCTGCCTCTTTGTGGACCGCTCCGCCGAGGCACTCGCCG